GAAATACGTTGTGTTTGAGAAAAAATGTTAGGGTCAGCAACTGGCAATATATCTACACGATCATCAAAGTCTTGTTGTTTAATCATTCTTTGACCCCCAACGACATCATACGGATATTCTTGTGGTAGATATAATTTGAATACTCTAGCCATTAATCTAAATTCATTTTTAAGAGCTGAGTAAATTCTTTTGTGAATTGCAGACATAGTTCTGCTGCCACGTTCTAATAAAGCAACTGTAGTTCCAACTGCTGCTTGTTGATTACCATCACCTACTTGCATATCTGCAATAGATGCAAATCTTTGACCAGCTTGAACAACTGTTCCCATCAATGCTAGTAAAGTCTGACTTGGTTCTTTAAATGGTAACATCATAAATGAATCTCTTAAATTACCACCTGGTGCATCTACATCTCTAAACTCACCTGGTTGAATTGATTGTGCATCATCTCTAATTCTTATACCTCGTTGTTTAAATCCAGCTGGCAGATTAGATAACGTTCCCGCATCCAATAACTGTCTCAAAGCTGAGGTTGCAGTACGTGATAATCCACCTATCATGTGGATTAAACCGAAACCATAAAAACCTAAACCTGGTAAAAATTTAAAATGAACAAAGTATTGTACTTTGTTTTTTAATGGATCACCTATTTCATAGTTTCTTTTAATAGAAAGAATTTCACGTGACCCTTCTTCTAAAGTTACAATGTAAGGTATTTTAATTCCTGAGGGCTCACCAGTCTGTGGATTTGCATCTTCAAAACCTTCTAAATCTAAATCTACATGACATTCTAATATTGTATATATGTCTTCTTCTTTTGATTTTTTTGTGCCTTCTAGTTCTCTTTCTTTTTTTTCTATTTCAGATTCTCCTGGTGTAGGTTTACCTAATTCTATATCTCTATAGAATCCTGCTACTTGTTGTTTTTTTAATTCGTTTTCTGAAATCTTAACACGATGAATAATTGCTTCCGCATCATCTAATGAGGTAGCTGTGTACGGAACAATTAAATCATCTGCTGGAACAAACTTTGATACTGCTCTTTGTTCCATTTCATCGTAGTATACTTTTTTAAAAGTACTACCTGAAAGAGGTAAGTGAAATAACATAGAATCAAACTCAGGTTCATATTCCTTCATTTGATCCATGATTTGATAATTCATAAAATCTTTAACACGTGATGCTTGATCTGTTTTTTCTGGAGTTGGCATTCCTAAAACTTGAGTTCTAACCGGGCCATCTGCAGGTAATAATTCTTTATAAGCTAATGCTTGAAACTGGGTTACAGCTTCAGCTAATACTGGGTGAGTTACACCACTTGCTCCTTGAAAAGGTTCTGTCTTTTGATTGTATTTAAAACCTAATAAATCTAAACCTTGGATATACGTCTTCTCCCAATCTTTTCTAGAAGAAGTATAATCCATATATTTTGAATTTAGATCTGAAGATAATGATGATAAAACATTATCTGGTAAAAATTCTGCTAAGTTTTCGTAATGACCTTCGCCACCTTCTGTAGGATTTGCTTGTGGATCAAAGTTAATATCAACCGATCCATCTTCATTTTCTATTTGTTCAACTTCATTATTACCAAGAGCTTCCTCTTGAACATCACCTACTAACTGTTCTTCTTCCTTAGCTATTTCTAGTTGATCTAATACTTCGTTTGGAAGTGCTTTGTCTATATCCGCCATTTATTTTTTCTCCAGATTGTTTGACTGTTTTAACAGTATTGTAGTTAATATTCAAGCCCTGAGGCGTGGGTCCGGCTTCAGGGGGTAGTAAGTGTTTTTTTGGGTACTTATTCAAGTAAGCCACCTTCATCCATTAAAGCTTCAGTGTAAGCCTTTCTTTCATCAGGTTCCATGTTTTTTAATTTTTCTATTTCGCCTTTTGCAAACTTACCATATTGGTATACAGCTTCTCCTCCTAAAGATGCAATACCAAGAGGTGATGCAATTCTCGCTGCACGCATTGCCATTTTTGGAGACATACCTAAATTTAAAAGTTTTTTCAAAAGTACATTTTTTGTAACTGCATCTGTACCTTTAACAAGTGCTGGTGCTAAAGCAGCTTCTGCAGCAAGAGTTGATCTATCAATTGAAGAAGTAGGATCTACTCCTAAGCCTGCTGTTAAACCAACAACACCTAAAGGTGTTCCTGCAACTTGTAATGCATATTTACCAAAAGTGCCTATGTCTTTTAAACCTTGTTTTAATAAAGCAGGATCAGCCATTGGATTAGAAAATAATTGTCCTGATCTTACTGCAGGTAATCTTGAATCAATTAATTCTTTAACTGCTTTATCATCTCCTTTTTTAACTAATTTAACAACCTTTTTTAAATTAGGTTGTTTAATCTTAGCAACATCTTTTTTAGGACCCGCTGCTACAAATCTTACATAATCTTCAATTGTATTTCCTAATCTTTTTTCAATATCAAAATCTACAGTTTTTAAATTTGTTTCTTTAATTAAATTTTTATTTAAATTATATTTAGGTAATTTATCTCTCTTAATTGTTTTTAATTTTTTAGCTACATCGTCGTATATTTCGTTAATAGTATTAAGTGATTCTTTAGCAGCTTTATTATCCCCTAATTTAACAGACTCTTTAGCTGTTCGTAATTCATTTTTAATTGTTTTATAAATATTGTTTTTTGCTTTAGCACCTAAAACATTAAAATTAAAATCTCGTGTAGTAATACCTACTTTTTTTAAAGCGTTTGGATCTTGAATAATTGTTCCGGGTGTTACACCTTGAAAATGTTCAAAACTTGGAGTTAAAGATTTTGGTACATCAAAAGCTCCTCTTACTTTTGAAAACTGTAATGATTTTTTTAATTTTCCATCAACTTGAGCTGGTGTTAAATTTTTAAAAGTATCTGGATCTAAATTCATTAAACTTTGTTGTGCTTTTTTATATGCTCCAAAACCTTTTTCATCCATTAAAGTAGATCCTTTAGGCCTAGTTCCTTTTATTGTTTCTCCTTCTTTAATATTACCCAGCTTAGATTGGGTAAGATTATATCTCATTAACTGTTGGTATTTTGCTTTATTAATTTTATTATCATAAGGAAGTCTGGTAAGTTCTGCAGACATTTGTGATAAAGTTTTTTTATTATAGTTTTTAGAAAAATATTTTTCTTCTTTTGGTGTTAAACTTGTGACACCACCTTTTTCTACTTTAACTATATTTGATTTTATTTCCGGATCTAATTTTTCTAAAGATTCATTTATGAGATAACCATCTGGTAAAGTTCCGGTTTGTTCTTTAACAAGTTTTTGAATTTTATCTAAATTTAAAGGATATTTTTGACCAGAGTATAGTTTTTTATTTTTATTAAAATTTTCTATGTCTTGCTCTAAAATATTTTTAATTACATTTCTTCTTTCTACATTTATACCTCTAGTCGTTCTACCATCTACTTTAGCAGATCCTGCTTCAGCAAAGTTTTTTCTACGGGTCAGATATGACATCATCTGTTCGTATTCACCAATTTTCATTACAGACCCATTAAATAGTTAAGGCCGCCTTGTGCATTATCTTTTCTAGTATTTTTTAAATTTTCAAGAATATCTACAACTTCATCGGGGCTTTTACCTTGTTTCATCATTTCAAACACTTGATCTAATTGTGCTAATACTTCTGCCTTATGTTGAGGATCTGTATCGTCAATAATATTTGTTAAAAGATCTTCTTCAATGCCTGGATACTTTTGTTTTAATTCAAATCGTTCTACCATTTTAGGTGCTATTTTTTTTGTTTCATCAACTTCGTCTATAAAACTTAATAGTTCATCATTTGTCATTCCTTGTGGTGGATTTGCTGATTGTTTAAGATCAAAAAAACCTGCATCATCTAAGACGGTATTTAAATCTTTATAGCTACCTCCTCGTCTATCTATTTCTATAAGTTCTTCAGAAAGATTAGCAACATCTCCTAATACATCTTGACCAAAAGTTTTTCTAAAAACTTCAATCGGATCAACTCCTCCTTGATAACCTTTTATAATAGCATCTGCTTCTTTTTTATCAGGTATATTAATTTTACCTTCTCTAGCTAATTTTTGTAATATCTGTCTTACAGCAGTTCTCGTAAGTCCTGTTGCAGGATCCAATGCTCCACCAGGTCTTTTAGGATTTTTTTGTAACATCTTAACAGTGTCTTCTATACCCTTCATCATAGGGCTAGCTTCTTTAGTAGACATAATACCTTCTTTTTTCTTTGGAAAAGGAATTATATCTGCTGATTTTTTTTCAGGATTTTTAATACTTGGTGCTTTAGAATTTTTAAAAATGTCATCAATTTTTGATTTCATTACATCAGTAAGTTCACCAAACTCTCGTTCAGCGTTTTTATAAGCGTCTTTTAATTTTATATTTTTAGTATTTTTAACAAGGCTTGCAAGTGCTTGTAAAAATTTAACTGCAGCTGGTCCCATTAGTAATATGTCCTTTTTTGTTTAGGTAGTTCTTCATCCTTATAATCTTCCGGATGTTCAATTAAACCACCTTGTCTAAACCTCATAACAGCTTGAGTCATGGAGTCAACTAAATCATCGTAGTCTCCATACGGAAATGCTGCACATTCTTCAATAACTTCCTGTGCAAAGTCCATATCTTTGGGCGCCCATATTCTCCCTGATTCAAACAGCGGAGAGACACTGTTAACCCTCGTATGTTTATCGTTACCTTTTGAGGGTGTGAAATTTATAACAGGTATCCCCATCTTACGCAACTCATAAGTTAAAGGAAGTCCAGAAGCTTTTGCTTCTACAATAACTGTTTCCGGATTCCAGTATCCATATTGTTCTAAGGCTACTCTTCGTAGCTCTGGAAATTCATAACGATCTTTTATTGCATCTAATAATATCAAACACTGTCCACTATCTTCAGTAGGTGTAAATACACCCCAAGTAGTAATAGCACTGTAATCGGCTGTTTGCTTTTTCATAAAAGCTGTGTCATATGATTGTATAACATGTTGTAGAGGCGGTAAATCTTTTTCCCAGTCCTTCCACCATTCTCTTTTAATTAATGCTCCTTCTTCTCCTGTTGGATTCTGCATGTATTGTGCATTCCATTTAGATAAAGGTATAGATGCTTTAACTGATTCTAAATCTTTAATATTCCAGTATTCAGGCCATAAAGGTTTTTTGTTTGGAAGTATTGCGGGAAACTCAATTAATTCCCATTGATCAGCTTTAGTTTCTTTTTGTGCTTTAAGTAATCTACCTGCAAGATCTTTTTCATTCCATCTAGTCATTACAATAATAATTGTTCCACCAGGTTGAAGACGTTGACGTGGACCTGATGTATACCATTCATAAGTTCTATCTAATGCTTGAGCGTTCATTGCATCTTGCTCAGTATGTGGGTCATCAATAATTAATAAATCAGCACCCCTTCCAGTAATTGCTGAACCTACACCCGCAGCATAGTATTCTCCCCCTTGTTCGGTTTCCCATTTACCGGCAGCTTGAGAATCAGGATTAAGTCTAGTTTTAAAAACTTCTTTGTATTCTGGTGAATCCATAAGTTGTTTAGCCTTACGACCAAACCTTACAGATAATTCAGTTGTGTTAGTTGATTGAATAATTTTTAGTTTAGGATTACGACCTACCATCCAGGCGGGTAATAGATATGATGCAAACTCAGACTTAGTATGTCTAGGTGCCATATTAATTATAACACGTTTAGTTTTACCGTTTGCAATGTCATTAAATTTTTTAGCAACTTGTTTGTGATGTGAACCTTCAATAAAATCTGGCCAGACATGTTTTACAAAAGACATAAAATCATTTTTAATTTCAGTTTCTTTTTTCTTATCTTTCCACTTAGCCATATACAAAGCTAATTGTCTTTTTACGTCAGGTGGTAATTTCTCAAACTTTTTTAACTTATCTATATCCATAACTCATTCGAAAAAATTTTTTAAAAAATTTTTACAGTTTTAATTTAAAAAGTGCCAAAGTATTTTAAGGCTATCTATGTATAAAACTTAGCAAATATACGCCATACTGGGACCCCTTTATATACATATCTATATATTAATAATAATAAAAACTCAAATTTTGGAAGAGGCTTGGTACCTCTATAAACCCTGGCCCGTTAGGGCCAGGGTAGAAAGGTTGGCTCTAGTCTAGTAGAACCATGTATGCATCAGCATTGTGTTGTCTGAAGTAGTTAAGATCTTTACGTACTTTGTCCCAAAGCTTTGATGTACCGTCGACGCCTGCTGCTTTGTCCTCTAGTGTAGCTGCTAACTCATTGATGAATATTCTATCATGAATGATAGACTCTTCCTTGGTTAACATAA